GTTGCCGTTTCTGGAGCAGATACCACCTGGACAGCCACCTATAATGTCAATGCCGCAGATACTGATGGAATCGTCACATTTACCATTGACGCATCCGGCAATTATGCCGACCAGCAAACCACCGAAGTAGAAATTACCAATGCATCCTCTATGACGATTGATACAACTACTCCCACCTTTACCACATTATACTCTTCTAAAAACAACAATGTACGCATTACTTTTTCTGAATCAGTGTTTAATGCCAACACAGGAAGCGGAGATTTGGAAGTTTCTGATTTTGTGCTAACATCCAGTGGTCCCGGAACATTAGAATCTGCTACTCCTTCTGCGATATCTTTGGTAGCAAATAGTAGTAATACAACGTACGACTTAAGTTATGGAATAGTAGAAAGCGATTTTCAATTAACCACTATTACGGTCCAACCAGCCGATGGAGCATCCATTTATGATCCAGTCGGGTTACCAATGGAAGCATCGCAATCCAACAATACATTTACTATTCAAAAATTAGCCACATTAACTGATGTTGCTATTATATCTGATAATGAAAAATCAACAACCATTGCTATTCCAAATGATACGATTACTATTGAAATTATTGCTGATACAGAAATGACCCAACCTGACGTAACTTTCACTTCTGGAAACGATCCAGTAACAAATGATACAAATTATACAGGCACTGGAACAAATTGGGAAGCTTCTTATGAAGTAAGTGATTTAGATACACCGGGAATAGTTGGATTTGAAATAGATTATAAAGATTTATCTGGTAACGTAGTTGCTACCACAACAAATAATACGAATGTATATGTAGGAAACACTGCAGAATCGCAAAGAGCATTAAATGCCCAGTATGGGGAAGCGAATTATTTGAAATCTACCTATATAGATGGTTTTATTGATATGAGCGGAGGCAATCTTCATTTGCATGGAGAAGATAACCAATTAATCGTAGAAGGCACTGCTGAATTCTATGGCAATACTTATATACCAAATACTTATAATAGAATCCTTCAAATACCTACTTATATAGGAGGTGCAACTGTAGAATATGGTTATACGTTGGATGTGTCAGGCAACGTAGATGTGTCCGGCAACGTATTAGTCGCCGGTGATGTAACCGTTTCTTCCAATGTGACCGCCACCGGCACTACTGCAATAGACGGTTCTTTGACGTATTCTACTTTGGAATACCATACGTCTGCCGTTAGTTATAACATTGCAAGTGAAACCGATGTCATCATGAGCAAACGTTTGTTTGTAAATAGTAATGATTTAAGTTATAATAGTACTCACACAGTAGCGTCAGACGTAGATAATGTAGGCACTTTTTCTGGTGATGCAGCCGTGAATAGTTCTCTTATTGTACCTAGAAATATGACAATCGTAGATAGCAGTACCAATAATATAGGTGCTTATACTATTTATTCTACCCAAGATGCAACCGCTCATTTCAGTGTTGGCAAAAGTGTCTCCAACGTTTTCAATGTAGTAGATCAAAACAATGCAGGCGTCTATATGGCGTCTGGTAGTAATAGTTTTACTTCTACTTCCGATGTAAGATTGAAAAAAGAGATTGTACCTCTGGGAGATGCCACTGATACACTTATGAAATTAAAACCATGCACATATAAATGGAAATCGCAGAAAGATAGCAAAAAACATGTAGGGTTTATTGCACAAGAAGTGGAAGAGGTCCTTCCCAATTTAGTGAATGAAAATACGTATCCCGATGGATCATGCTACAAAGGTGTTGCAACCACCGACCTCATTCCATATTTATTAAAAGGAATGAGAGAACAACATGAAAAACTGTCAAACTTAGAAAAAAACATGGAATAATCAAAAATGACACAGTAATTTTATAGATAGATATGTATATTTTAGGCATAATATATATACATATCTATGACATCTCCTGAAAAAATAGCTCAATACAACGAATATTTATTAGAAATCAGTCCATTGAATGAATTCCGGAAATTAATAGGAGCTCCAGTAGTTGAACCCTTGCTACCTAATTTCTGTCGTGGAGGCAATACAGATGACAGAAATAATTGGGAAAATAGTGCAGATGCGTCAAAAAGTATTCAAAAAGGTTCAGGGGGGAAATATGGAAATTTGAATAAAAATGCAAGTGACCGTGCAAACGAAAGTGAGCAAGAACGATTAAACCGTTTATATGGAGGATATTTGCCGGGAACAGATCCTAGGTATGCATTGAATAATCCCATTCCTCCACCTGATGGAAAAAATAATCATTATTCTAACACAGGTGCAGAAGGAAGGTACAAAGATACAAAAGCCATATATGAACACGATTATTTAACAACAGTTAATTTAGGAATAGGCATTCTTCTTTCTTTGTACATTATTTCTCAAAAGGCATAATATTCTATCTAATTATATTATACAATGTCTTCTACGTATGAAATAAAAACCAAACATGAATTATACAATGCCAAATATGAGGATATAGAAAAATATCGCAACCAAGCACTGATAGGGACAATTAATCTGTCCATAGGAATTTTAATAACAGGCATCATGATAATTAAAAATAGATATATTGGGTAAATATCTACACTATATTTATACGAATGGCAAATATAAATAATAATAAAGAATTAAAAGAACAATATTCTGCAGATCCCGGTCACGTTAAGAACATCCAACAAGACACCCAGCATTTATACTCTATCAACGTGATACTCATGATAGTTTATTATTTCTTATTAATTCTCTTTGTAGCGAATATTTTTACAAATGTAAGAGAAAGTCCGTTCTGGATCAAAAAGACCCTTTTTATCGTTTTGCTTTTTTTGTATCCTATCCTTATTTTCCCGATACAATATGGGCTGTATCACGGTTTTCGCAAAATAAGCGATTCATTCTTTCAAAATATATATTTATCCAAAACATGGTAAAAAAGTCTCATCATTATATAATTATAATAATGAACAATCATTTAGCTCCTGCAAATTTTATCGAAACACGTGACCTCCCAAAAATTACACATAAGGTTCCAATTATAGAAGGGCTTGATATGAATGAAGAAATAGAAAAAAGTTATACTGATGCAAATGAGATAATTCCAAAAAACATTGCCTATTTGAAATGTGCAAGTGAAAATGAAAATCATTGCAATGTACTTCAAAACACCATGAATGAAAAAGAAATCTCGTTGAATGCTTTAACTGATTTGCGGAATAAATCAACATTAGATTATGAAACTTGTGATACACAATTGAAATCTTGCCAAATGTTATACAATGATTTAAATACGAAAACTCAGGAATTCAAAAATATTTACGATGAAATTAACAATTTGAATGAAATGATTGGTGATTGTGGAGCTAAAAAAATAACATGCGATGACATTGAAAAAGAAATAAACAAACTAGAACGAATTATTTTCAAATATGAAAAAAATGTAACAGATCTAAAACATAGAGCCAAGAAGAATAAATGTTGAAATGTTGAAATGTCGTGAAAATATATTGTAACTATATATTAATATTTACTTACAATAATGGGATTTATGAAGAAAACCGCAAAAAAAGCGAGTCACGTCATAAAAAAAAATAATAGGTCAAACGGTGAGGAAGAGAAGAAAAAAAGAATAGAGGAAGAGAAAAAAAGAAGAATAGAGAAAGCTCGTAAGAATATATGTAATGATATCATTTATAAACAAATTCCGAGACTAGAAGCCATTATATCAGAAAGTAAAAAGGAATTGCAGTCGTTAAAACAAAAACACAATAAGTGCCACAATGACTATACTGATGGCGAATGTTCTCGGTTGCCTGAATGGAAAGATAGATTAAATACAAATAAGTCATTGTATTCTAACATAAAGAGTACGATTATTAATTTGAAAGACGCTTATGATTTAGAGGGGTGTTCATCCACAGATAATTGTGATAGTTTATTTGCAGATTCTACATTAGCAACCAGTAACTATGAAAGCGAGGAAAAAGATTTTCTATCTATCAAGAATAAATATGAAACATGCAACGACCCGTATAAGAATAAATGTGCATCATTATTGAGAGATTTAGAAAAATCTCAGGAAACTGTAAATAAAGATATCATGTATCTGAAATCTAATATTGAAGAATTCACCGCAATCGGCAACGTTGCCGAGTTAAATACAAATATTGAGAACATCCAAAACGAAAACGACAAGTTACTGAACAGAATTAAATTAGTAAATAATCCAAGTCAAGATACACATACGGGATTGGATACAGAAGTATGTACAAATATTTTACTCACTACTGCAGGAAGTGTAATGCTCTACTATTTTTTCTTTGAAATATAGAGGGAACATACTATGTTTTCTTTTCGCTGTCTATAATATACAATGGTTCCAACAAGCGTATTGTCATACGCTACTATCTCAGAAACATTTGAGAACATAGATCAGTTACAAGAAAAATACGATAAAACGCAACAAAAGGTGACGGATTTTTCAAATACATACAGAACAATTGATGCAAACAACAAAGCCATAGAGAAAAAAACAAATCAAATAAACAATCACCCCATTAACAATATTGAAAAATCAGAATTAAAAGAAAACGAAAAGTTCAATCAAATGGTTACTGATTCTCAAAGTATGATATTGCAAAATAAATTTACAATTGCTTTAGGAGGCATTGCCATCGCATCCATGATTATATTGCATAGTCAATTATGAACATAATATCTATAAATTATATATACTATGTCTTCTTCCATATTTCAAAACCAAATTAATGAAATTAACAGTTCATTAGATGAATTGAATAAAATAGTTGAGAATGATACCAAAGATAAAGAGGAATTATTAGAACAGCAGAACCATATCAAAAATATAGTAGAAAAAGAAAGGCAAAAATTAGAAAAGACTGAACTGCAATATCAAGAGTCCGCTGATACACAAAAAAGAGAGATAATGCTTAAAAAAAATAGTAGTTTGCGAATGCAACAATACAACTCTTTTACTATTGTAGTTGTTATTACTATAGCTATACTGGTTATACTGTCTCTAATTGTGAAATACTTGCCTATTTTTCCCGAGGCGTTGATTACTATATTGAGAATAATAGTCATAGTAACCGGAAGTATATGGGGATTCAATATTTTATCAGAAATAGAGAATAGAGACCCTTTGAATTATAACAAATTAAATTTAGAGAAACCTAATATTGATAGCCCTGAATCAATTCAGAAGAAACGTAAAATAGCAGAACAAGAAGGTGATTTATTGGGTACAATTTCTGTATCTGGATGTTCAGGTGAAGACTGTTGCGATATTGGTACAAAATGGGACAGTGAAAAAATGTTATGTGTTCCGATAGAAGAATCCTTTGACAATATTATGCCAAATCAGCCTAGCAATTATTTTGCAAAATTATAAACTCAATTCAATATATATACGCAATTATGACCCCGCCAAAATATGATAAAGAAAACGCGGAGTTAAAAAATAATAAGGCAATTTATCAGAATAGTAAAGTAGATGAATTACAAGAGTTGAATCTATTTTTGTATGCGATATATTACATTATATCATTGATTGCAGTTATTGTATTATTTAAGACGTCTAATGACATGAACACCTATTTCAAATATACTATTGCAATCGGACTTTTATTCTTTCCTATGATAATAAGATTTATAGAAATTGTGGTATATAACAATTATCAATTTACAATGAGTTATCTATATGGGATACCATTCGAAAGACAATAATTTTTCTCATTATATTATATATTATTTAGATAATGAGAAAAACAAACAAACTTTTAGCGAAAAAAGGAGGCGATGCGATTAAACCAGGTGCGCTTGTATCTGCCGTTGATAATTATAAACCAGATGAAGATTCATTAGCAGTGATAGAACAGGTTATCAATACAACGAATATTGATGAGATGAATGCACGTGGTGAAACACCTTTATATCTCGCAACTATGTACAATTATCCGGCGGAAATAGCAGAAATGTTGATAGAAAAAGGTGCAAATGTAAATATAGTACGAGAAACGGACAAGACAACTCCTCTACATAATGCTATTAACAAGGAAAATGTAGATACAGTTAAACTGTTACTTGGATCAGATGCAAATGTAAATCAAATATATGGCCTTGATGAAAGTCCTCTTCAAACCGCTGTTGGTAAAAAAAATAAAGTCATAATTAAAATGTTGATAGAAAAAGGTGCAAATGTAAATCATTCAGATCGTGATAACAGAAAACTATTGGATTCCATAATCATGAGTTATG